TTCTGCAAATTCGCCGAGTTCAGTTTGAAGTCTTTCTTCAAGCATTTTCTCAACTGCTTCAACCATTGCGGACTTATCATGCTCATATTTTTGAGCAAATTCTTCACGCAGTTCTGCGCCGACTTGATCACGGTTTTCTTGAATTTTATTCTGCCAAGCAGATTCAATTTCCGATTTCATTTCTTCGGAAATCACATCGTTTTCTAATAGGTTTTGAACAAAATCTAGCATGTGATTCTCCTACTTCATTTGAGTCCTGAAATAATATTTTTCAGACTCTCTGCTATATATTTTTGTGCCTTTGGGTCGCCTTTAATTTCTTGTGCAATTTGCACTGCCTTTTCGCCACCTTTTGTATTCATAAGGTGTTCATAAACTGCTGTAGGGTATGCTCCAGGAGCACTTGGTTGTGCAACAACATCCACGGTTACAATATCAAACCCACGGACATTTCCGTCGCCGTCAACTTCACCTGTCCCTCTTGAACTAACACCCAATTTCACACCCGACTCCAACATGGTTTGCACTAGTTGCCCCATAGGAGTCGGGAGGATCTTGAGTTTTCCGTAGCCATTCGGACCATCCATCCACATGCTTGTAATCATATGACTTACACGGTCTAAATTGATTTTTAAATCTTCAGGGTGATCAACTTCTCCACAGACTGAATATCCTCCAGAGATCTGTTCGTTGAGCGACTCAACAGCCTTGCCAATTTCACGAGAAGAATAAACTCTCTGATTCTGATTACGAATATCGCCTTGAATGCAAATACCGCTCATATACAGAGACTTGCCATTTTCCTCATCTTGTCGCTCCAAGACAATCTTAGCCTGGTCGAAACTCAAATGTTCTGCAAGAGTTTGTTTCACCTAAATTTCCTTATCGCTTGCTACGAAGAACGCTGTCGGTGTTGTCTGCGCCAGTTTCTTTACTGTCGGCTCCACCTGATGCTTTACTCATCATACTTGATGATTTAGTTCCACCTACTGTGTTGACATTACCGGTATTCATATCTTTTGGTGTTTCAGCGGATCCGCCCGACTCACCTTCGCCGCCTGAAAGAATATTTTCAGTTGTTCCGCCCATGTCATTCTTCATATTGTCAACAACACTTTTCTTGTTGTCGGCATCAGTTTCAGAACTTGATGCACCTTTTCCGTCCATTTTTTCAACATACTCACGGACTTGAGCAAGTTCAGCTTCGAATGCTTGATCTTCTGCACTATCTGCACTAAAATCTTCCATTTCTTCGTCACTTTCCTCGTCGTCCATTTCAGAATCCATGTCCATATCCATGTCCATTTCTTCGTCATCTGAATCTCCGCCTTTTAGCTCATCAAATTTTGCTTGTAGTTCATCAACGATTGATTCTAGATCTTGGAAAAGTTCTTCAGGGTCTTCTTCGCCTTCTTCCTCTTCTTCACCTTCTTCGTCGTCAATTGTAATTTCATCTTCGAGGTCACCTGTTTCTTCATCTGGAAGATCCATCATGTCGTCTTCTTTGACTTCCTCGTCATCATCATCCTTGTCATCATCATCTGCAGCTTCTTCGACTTCTTCATCTTCGAATTCACCTTCCTCTGCTTCGATTAGACCTTCATAGATTTCACGTGATTTAGCAACCACATATTCATGGAAAAGCTCTTCAGCTTTATCCTGTTCGTCGTTTACCAGATGCTCTAACATCTGTTCTAGTGTCTTGTCTGACATAGCTTAATCTCCTCTTATTGTTAAGGCTGTAGAGTTATTTACAGTTATATTACAATTTCTGCTTTAAATGGTAGTTTTTTGATTCATTTTTTGGAATATATAGCCGAGCTAAACAATTCTGTAAAACTATCATAATGAATGTGTTCTAAATTTTTGTGATTGGTCAATTTATCTGGTATAAATCCACCTTCTGGTATTACCCTATAAAATTTAATATTAACAAATTCCTTAATTACTTTTTCTGTCTGATTCAGCCAATTACCAAAATAAGTTGCAGAATCTGTTGATTTTTTATAGTTAAAGGTATCAGCATATACATTATTCAATTTACCTTTATTGCCTTGATAATCAAAACCTAAAATAAAAATACTTTTATGATTATTAGTAGCGGAAAACCAAAGTGCAGTTGGGCCTGAACTCCATCCTTTATGAGGTGAGAAATAATTTATTCCTGTTTTTGCATTAATTCCTCTGTTAGGATTTGTCCAAACTTGATGCTCTCTATGATATCCGCTTGCGACTATTTCATTAATCATTTTTACATCTACAGACACTAGGTAATCGGGATCATACTCTCTATATTGAGCATTGCATCCATATACTGTTCCGTATTTTTTTAATTCGGCAGGATCAATAACAAGTCTGCTTTTGCCATTTCCCACTATAAAAGCATAATCATTAGTGCTGGATGAATAAGCGGGTTTTTGAACTTTTGCAGGCTTTTTTAATTGTTTACTTTCTAAAGCTTCGCGTTCTTTTCTAAGCTTCTTCTTCGCCACTTGGGTTTCCATACATCTGTCGTATGAAGCCCAACTCAGCTTCATGTTCTGCTTGATGAGCTTCGGCTTGCAGTCTTAATTGATTTATTTGTCGTAAAGTTAATTTGATTTTGCGTGTGTCGCCGCGTGTCAATACTGATCTATCACGATCGTTATTATACCTACGATCATTTGAAAAATCATTTTTATTTTGATCAAAAGCTAGGAACTCTCTTAAAAACATATTGTATTTATCCTTCAGTCCCTTCGGCTTCATCTCCGGCAACAGGTGATTCTGTTTCGCCTGCTTCATCTCCTCCTGCAAAATCGTCTGGAGCTTCTTCTGTTTCGCCTGCAAAGTCTGCTTCTATTCCTGCAGGTGTAATACCAGCCGATCTCATTTGAGATTCTGCGTCTAAATCGTTATTTAGGTTTCCTGCATTTTCTTCTCGCCATAATCTTTCGTTTTCTGCTATTTCTTCTTCTGTTAAACCTAGATATCGTTTCATAGCAAATCTCTTGCTTAAGAAGGGTATATCGGCAATTTGTCCATATAAGTTTGCTCGTGTTGCATCTAATTCTGCTTGTCTATATGCAGCAAAATTCTGAGGCGGAGTAAACTCTATTTCAAAAAGACTAGAATCAATATTGTATCCATTATGATGCAACCAAAATTTAAATTCTGCATCAAAGACTTCAACAATCGTGCTCTGTAATCGTTCACAATATTTGTTAAATCTCAGTTCCTGTATATATGCAGTGCCTACTTTTCCGTCTGCAACAGTATTAGGTTGTTCGTCGATTGTGGTCGGAAGATAACTAGATGGAATACGCAGAGCACGGAATAATTTATTTGTGAAATACCTTAAATCGGTAATTTCTCCTAAATTTGTGCCGCCTGGTAGTGTATCAACTTTTGATCCTCTTCCCTCTGCTGTTTGTGGGAAAAAGTAATCTTCATTTGTTGACAATGGATTATAACTCGAATCAATTACACTCTGCCCTCCTCCGCTTGCACTAGGAATACGGCGTTGTTGTATTTCGTTTTTAACACGTTCAACAAATTGCATAGCCATGTGCGCTGGCATATTACCAACATCAACATAAAAAATTCTTCTTTCAGGTGCACGCTGAATACGATAGATAATAATAGCGTCTTCTAACAATTCTTTCTGTTTATAAACTTTAAACACACTTTCTAATAGGCTGTTACCAAAAGGATAATTTGAATCGATACCCTCAGATAAGCTTAGGTGCACAATGTGTTTTGCATCAATAGTAACTTCATTTTGATTGTTTTGAAAGCGTGTTCCTGGTGACTTATTGACATCACCGACATAACCGCGCCCAAATGCGCCGCCGCTTACATATGAGCTTGTTCCGCTTGGCGCATTGTTTGATGTCCCAAATGGTGTTACTGCTACATTTTCTTTAAAATTAAAATTTAAATCTTGAACTACGTATTGTTCTGGTATTTTACCTGTGCTTTCATTAACTATTATTTTGGAAACTTTGGCCGGTTCAACATACAATAATTTAAGTGTTTCTGGATCTCTAACAAAAAAACAATCACCATATTTGAATGTATTTCTAACCATTCTAAAAATTCTAGTTTCAAATTCCTGATATTTTGACCATTTTAATAATGCATCATTCAGCAATTTTGTTTCAGTAGGAGTAGGTCTGCCTTTGAATTTAAATTTAAAAGGAGTTCCGTTTTCGTTATCTTTATCAGTGCAAAATTCTGCCAGAATGTCTAAGGCAGCATTCACTTCCGAATCCATATCCATAGTTTCATATTGGGTATATCGTTCAACACGATTTGGAGATCCTGCATACACATCAGGCAAATACGACGAGTAGTTTGAACGAGCCGGACCTACTCCGCCGCCGTTACCTATCGGGCTGTATGTTCCTGAATTGCCTGCTGAAACAGGACTAAAATATTTTTTCCACGACATGCTTTATCCTATGGCCTTGTATAAATCCCCAGAAAGGCCTTCCGTTACTGTGATTTCTCTTCTGGTTAAATCATTATTGATTCTCATTAATCTAACCAATTCAGTTATATTAGTATTTAACTGTTGCAGTGGGTTAGATTCTGTTTCCTGAACTGGTTTTGTTTCTGCGGCTTTTTTTGCCGCTTCCGCTCTTTCGCCTGCGTTTTCATTAACACTTCCTCTACCGCCGCCTGATTGTTCTGCTTGTTCTTCTTTTTCTTGCGCCATCATTTGAGAATTTGGCATTGACACTTTAGGGTCAACTGTAATACCTGAAGAGGTTCTAGCTGCGAATTCATCAGCAGTGCCTTGCTGGTTAGCAAATCTCTTTAGATTTTCTATGCTATCATTATAGCTTACATTTGTATCTTCGACATCTTTGATTATGCCTTCTCTTGTGTCATTCTCTTTCTCAGTAAGTGCTTGAAGTTCTGACAAACTAGAATTTTGATGTTGGAAAATATCTCCGAAAAGTCCGCCTTTTTCTTCACGCTCTTTTGCTCGGTCTGCTCTTTCTGCTTCTCTAGCGCGTCGATTTTCTTCCACTTCCCTAATAGTATCTTTGTATTTCTTTTCTCTTGCTTTTTTATCATCCGCTAGTTGTTCTACACTAGCTTCACGCTGTGTTTTTTTAATCTTGGCTATTTTGTTAATATCATCTCGTGCTACTTCTCGTTCAGCCTGTCTAGCTGCTAGATCTTCGTCGCTCAATATAAAAA